AAGCTTCAAACATCTCTCTGCCTAGAGTTGCTGCATCAGGAACATTATAATCACAAATAGCATTATACCATTCTGCTCTGTGATTATGCCTGTCAGCATAACACTCTTCCTCATTAGCATATCCATATTTGTCCTTTAGATCATTATATATAAATTGTAGACTGCAAAACTTTGAACTACTTTCAAAGGTGTATCCATAACTGTCACGAAGAATTTCGCATACAGTATCTTTCCCGTGTCTACCGTGTCCAATTACCAATAACTTGGGTTTAATCATATAGAAGCTCCTAATTAATATACATAGTATACATTAAAAGTTAGGAGGTGTCAAGTGTTTTTTATTACCCAAAAATTTCCAGCTAGTATTTGTTTAGTAAAATTTGTGTTTTTATTATATTCGTCGACTGCAGATACTACACCTGTGTGATTGGGATGATAATCATCGCCGCATATTATAGGTACATTTTTAAATCTTTCAAGCCAGTCTCTCACTGTTAAGTAAGAATGATCATCGTCTAAATAAACTAAATCCCATTCTGTAGTATATTCTTCACAAGATTTCCATTGATCACCAGACATATGCCAAACTTTTTTAATTAAATGTTGTTTAGGATGTTGGTTTATTATTGCATTAAAGATTTTGCGTTGGTCGATATTCTTTTTATAAATAAGCCTTAATTGTTTGTCAGTTAAATGTGGGCGACTAATTTTTCCTGACCAGAACGAGACGCTTTGCTCTAACATCCAATACGGCATGCTAAAATTATCTACGATATAATATTCTGCTGTATCCGGCAATATGTCTAACCATGCCCATGTGCTTTTCCCCCAACCGCATCCTAGTTCTAATACTTTAGGGTTCTTAGGAAGAATATTAACTAAATCTTCGTAATTAAGGTGTTGAACATTAGTAGTCCAACCTGGGACATCTTCAGCAGATGTAATGTGTGGTTTCCAAGGTTTCACCCTATTAAGAAACCATATCCTGTTCCCCCTGCTATTGCAAGCGAAACTTCTGATTCTAGCTTGTCCATTTCAGACTGGGCTTCTGCTTTTAGCGTATCGCCGTTTAACGTGCTACCGCCTTGTGGGCCTGCAATTGTAGCAAACTTTGAACGTGCTTCGCCTAGCATATATTTACATGATGCTAGTGTATAATCTTTAATCCATTGTATTGCTAGATAGTCTGCCAATAATTCACTATCAGGACGATAATTATACGCAAAGAGTAATAACTCTTCTTGTGCTCTAGGACGCTGAAGTAGTGTTAGTTTCTTATTAGTGTTATTCCACACAAACTCAATTTCTGATCCAAACATGCGACCAACTAATTCTTGATGCTGCGAGAACATATCGTATGTTGCAAGGCCACCTAGTTTAGACCCTGTTAACAAATATGTATTTGTATAAGCTGCGTTAAACGGTTCGAATGAACTTCCGCCACCACCACCATTGCCGCGTGATCCAATGCTCCTGCGATGCAATTTACGAACTTCCATTACCACATTAGGTAATACATATTCGTTTTGCTCAACAACAGTAGTTAAGAATAAGTAGCTTTCTTCTACTGAATTATCTGAACGTTGTCTAAAACGGGTTAGTGCTTTCGTTAAAGCTGCTTGGTAATGTATTGGATCAAGTTCGACATCAACCATGCCACCGCCGAGGAATGTATGTACATAATCAAATACTTCTTGTTTCTGTGTTGCTGTTGTCATGTGAAGTTCTCCATTAGTATTTATCTTAACGATAAATATGTATAACGAATAGGAGAAGAGCTATCCCTCGCTTATCATTATATAAACCAGAACGCGGTAAAGATTACTACTTCTTGGACAAGCAAATCCAAGAAATGTTTACCATCGGTGGTACAGACATAAACATTCATAAGTTCTTAGGAGCTGAAAATCCAGCAGTAGGCGAAGGCACTGCTGATCAACCTACTTATGATGCTGTTAAAGAAACTAATATACAAGACTTATTATTTTTAGAAAATAGAGATAGAAAGTATGATCCAGACGTATACAGTATGCGCGGTATTTACAATATTCAAGACATTGATTTTGATTTAAGTCAATTTGGATTATTTCTAAGTAACGATACCTTAATGTTAACAATACATATGAATAGCAGTGTTAAAACATTAGGCAGAAAGATCATGAGCGGTGATGTAGTTGAATTGCCTCACTTAAAAGACGAATACGCTCTCAACGATCATAGTGTTGCACTTAAACGTTTTTACGTTGTAGAAGATGTTAATCGTGCAGCAGAAGGATTTAGTCATACTTGGTATCCCCACTTATATCGCTTAAAACTGAAGCAAATATACGATGGCCAAGAATACGCAGAAATACTTGACTTGCCTTCAGAAGAAGGCTCTGCTAATACGCTTAGGGATTTATTATCAACTTACGAAAAAGAAATGCAAATATCTAATGCAGTTGTTGCTCAAGCAGCAGTAGATGCTCCTAAAAGTGGCTATGATATAAGTCATTATTATTCCATTGCTACAAACGAAGACGGTAGTGTTGCTTTACAAGAAGCAAGCGATACTGATATAGATGCAAGTAATTTAATGAGTGCAGACGCAGTTAATGCTAAGCCTGACAGAGAAGGTTATTCAGGATACTTAGTAGGAACAGGCTCTACTGCTCCTAACGGAGCACCATTTGGGTTTGGTATACAGTTTCCTGCTAATAACGAAGACGGTGACTTTTTCTTACGTTCAGACTTTTTACCAAACAGAATGTTCCGTTATGATGGTGCGCGTTGGGTTAAGGTACAAGATGATATTAGAATGACACTAAGCAATACACTTGAACGGCAGACACAAAAGTCATCATTTATTAACAACACTAGGACTAACACCATTGACGGTGAAAGCGTTCCAGAGAGACAAAGCTTGTCTAAAGCACTTAAACCTAAGGCGGATAACTCATAATGCAACATTTTTACGATGGTCAGGTAAGACGGTATCTTACACAGATGATGCGAGTACTTGCAAACTTTCCTGTGCAAGATGGTAAAGGCGTACAAAAAGAAGTTCCTGTTACTTACGGAGATTTAAGCCGACAAGTAGCAAACATTATTAAAGAAAACTCAGAGAATAAATTACCAAGTGCGCCACGCATTGCTGTTTACTTAACAGGATTAGAGTTAGATAAAGATCGATTAACTGATTCTACTTATACACGTAAAACAAATATTAGAGAACGTGAGTACGACACTGTAAATAAAGAATACTTAAACACTCAAGGTAAAAACTATACCGTTGAGCGATTAATTCCTACTCCTTATATGATGCGATTAAATGCAGATATTTGGACAACAAACACAGATCAAAAATTACAACTATTAGAGCAAATACTTGTATTATTTAATCCTAGTTTAGAAATGCAAACCACAGATAATTTTGTTGACTGGACTAGTATAACTGCCATTTATTTAGAAAATGTAACTTGGTCAAATAGAAGTGTTCCCGTTGGTGTTGATAGTGAAATAGATATATGTACACTTACATTTAATATTCCTATATACATTAGTCCACCTACTAAAGTACGCAAGATGGGCGTTATTACAAACATTATTACAAGTATGTTTGATGAAACTTTAGGTACTATTGAAGACGGCGTAAGTAAGCCTATATTAAATGCATATGATGAGGTGCCGCGCCCTGGTGTTACCGAAGGTAAATTTGGAAGATCGGCGCAATCTGACGTAGCAAAGAATATGGCAAACGTTAACTATGCAACTTGGGGCGCGTTTGTAAATGGAGCAGAAGCTCAGTTGTTTTCAAATGGCATAGTTGGTAATAAGAACTGGAGAGAGATATTCGAAGTTCTTCCTGGAATGTATGCTGCTGATGTAAGTCGAATTTATTTTACAAATAGCGATAATGCTAAAACAGTTACAGGTACATTTACATTACATCCATTTGATGAAGGTAAAATAGCAATTAATTGGGATGCTGATAGTTTTCCAAGTGATACTGTAATTGTAGGACGTACAAGTATAGACTACATTATTGATCCGACTAACTATAATCCAACTGCTATTAAAACTAGCGGAGTTAGACTATTACTGTTAAATGATGTAGGAGATATAACAGCTACACAGTCGCCAGTTGCGTGGCAAAATGCAGATGCTACTCCATTAATTGCAAGTGCTAATGATATAGTTGAATGGAACGGTACTAAGTGGAATATTGTGTTTGATGCAAGTGCTGTAACTGAAATTACATACACTACCAACTTAAATACAAGCGTACAGTACAGATTTAATAATAACGAATGGTTGTTAAGTGTAGACGGTGATTATCCAGTTGGTACATGGAGAATTGAACTCGCAGGCTAATTATATATATGAACGATATGATCACTTGCAGTGGAGCACTGTTTTACACATTAAATACAAATAGATTTTTATTCTTGCATCGTGCCCAAGGACGCCGGAGTAACTTATGGGGATTAGTAGGCGGTACTAACGAAGGTGCCGAAACTCCATGGGAAGGTCTTAAACGAGAAATAGAAGAAGAAATTGGATTTATTCCAGAGATTAAGAAAACTCTTCCTTTAGAAAGCTTTATTTCTCCTGATAGTAGATTCCATTTCCACACATACCTTTGTGTTATTGAAGAAGAATTTGTTCCTAAACTTAATATTGAACACGACGGATATGCCTGGTGTAGTTTTACTAAGTGGCCCAAGCCGTTACATCACGGATTGCGCAATACTCTACAAAGTAAAATTAACTTAACTAAGTTAGAAACTGTTTTCCAAACAATTAATTTACTTGACAACTAACCTAAAAGATAGTATAATATAAACATGAAAGTATTAGTTCTCGGTGATGTAATAATCGACAAATATATCTATGGCACTTCAGAACGACTAAGTCCTGAGGCTCCTGTGCCTGTTGTCAAGTATCGGCGTGAAGTTAAATCACTTGGAGGCGCTGGACTTGTTTACGAAAACTTAAAAAGCCTAGGTGTAGATGTAACACTATTTGAGACTGAGCAACCTAGTAGTATTAAAACTAGAGTAATTTGTGACGGACATTATGTTACACGTATTGATGATGATAAAAGTGCAGATGGTACATTGGTATTAGAAACTATAGAGTTACAAGACTTTTCAGAATACGAGTATGTGATATTAAGTGATTACAACAAAGGTGTACTTGACGAGTCTCTTGCAATTATAGAACATATTAATAAATTTAATTGTAAAATAATTGTAGATCCTAAAGAATATGCAAGCCAATATAAAGGTGCATGGCTAGTAAAACCTAACTATAGTGAATTTACTAAATTTGGATTCAATGATTGGAAAGGTAATGTTATTACAACTAACGCTGGTAACAACGTTGTTGCAAGTATTGAAGATGAAGTATATAACGTGCCTGTTGAAGATGTAGAAGTAAGCGATGTTACAGGTGCAGGAGATTGTTTCCTAGCCGCATTTGTATATGGACTAACCAAGCAATACAATTACAAGCGTTGTTTAGAGCTTGCTGTTAAAGGTTCTAGAGAAGCAGTTAAGCATGTGGGCACACACACGCTCACTGTAAGCAATCTAGAAGAACGTATAGTGTTTACTAACGGATGCTTTGATATTCTGCACACGGGTCACTTCGAGCTATTAGCTGAAGCAAAATCACTGGGTGAAAAACTAATAGTAGGCATAAATTCGGATGAAAGTGTTAGACGATTTAAAGGCCCTAAGCGTCCTATTAATAATGTAAACAAACGTAAAAAGCAATTAGAATTATTACCGTGGGTGGACGAAGTCATTGTATTTGACGAAGACACTCCGTATAGATTAATTAAAAAAGTAGTTCCGCACGTTATTGTAAAAGGCGGTGATTACACAGTAGAACAAGTGGTAGGTCATGATTTAGCTGATGTGCATCTTGTGCCTACAGTTGAAGGATATTCAACAACACAGATTATAGAGGCAAGCAAATGAAAATATTAGTCACAGGAAACAACGGCTTTATTGGTAAAAATATTTCACATTACTTACAAAGTAA